TTACGTTAGATTAAAAAATCGTAGAGGTAATAGAACAGATCTACCAGAACCTTTAGCAGAAGGTGAGATAGGTTTAGCTCTAGATACACGAGAACTATATATTGGTACTGGAAATCAAGACGAACGTAATAGAATGGTACAAGTAGATACCTTTCTAAATGCACAAACACAGACGCAATCATTAATTGATACTAGGTTAGTGATGTTTAAACTTGCAAATACTGATTCATTTAAAGGTAATGGTACAACAGCAAGTTCAACAACACTAAATGGTAGCGAAATGTCTAAGCCAGGAAGCAAAGCAACACCGATTAGTGCTGATGATATTGTAGTCACAAAATTTGATATCAATAATAGACCTACTACAGTTGAAAGTTCTCAATATAGTATATCAGTTGGATCAGGAATTACAATTACATTTATATCAGGTGCTATACCAGAAAATAATTCCACAATAGTAGTTTCAAAATGGAAAGTTTCAGAAATTGTTACAGCTATTGAAACAGCACTTCCAAACTTAGATACAGTACAGACATCAGCAACAAATATGTTGTATATTGATCTAACAACAGGCACAGGTTTTGTTGACATAGCAACTTCAGGATATACGCAGACACAGGTTAAAACGGCTTTAGATGCATTAGGATTAATTGATACATCAAACACTAATGCAAATTTAAATATCTTAGGTAATATCAGTCAACTTGGTTTTACAGCTAGACCGATTTCGGTTGATGGAACATTATTATCAACAATGGATTCGCCAGGACAGGCAAAAATATTATCGTCTTTTTTAAATAAAGCACTTGGAACACCATCAGTATCAGTAGCAAGTAATATTAAAATTTACACGCAAGATTCAAGACCAGAATTTGATGCTAATCAATTCATTGGTGACAATGCATTATTAAAAACTACTCTAGTAAAAAATACATCAGCAAATGTTTTTACATTTAAGGTAGCTGACGTTAACACTATATCATTAGATTACTCATTAAAGTTTGGTTCAGCTTTCGCAGTTGGTAGATTACAAATTATTTCCGATGGATCCAATGTACATTATGTTGATGACAGGACTGAAACAGCAGATACGTCAAAAATTACGTTTTCTACACCAGCAGTAAGCGGTGGAATGTTAGCTTTACAGTACGGAAACAGCGATACAACTACTGACTGCAATATGTCTTATCTATTAAAACGTTGGTTAACATCTTAGCACTCCTAAAATAAATACAACTTTATAATAGTTGTCCACATTAAAGAAAAAAAACTTTGAAAAATAGTTTTTTTAATATTGACAATTTATGCTTTATCTCTTACTATTAATGAATGTTAAGAGAACAAGTAAAACAAAAAACAAAATACGACTTTGGAGTAGAGATGAGCACAGACCAAGAATTATTGATCGTTAAAAGAGACGGCCACACAGAACCATTAGACCTAAACAAAATACATAAAATGACAGAAGCGGCCTGCGATGGTTTATCTGGCACATCGGCATCAGAAGTTGAAATGAATTCAGGTCTACAGTTCACAAATAAAATGACAACTGTAGAGATCCAAAACATATTAATTAGGTCAGCAAATGATTTGATATCGTTAGACACACCAAACTATCAATATGTTGCGGCAAGACTATTATTATTTTCTCTACGTAAACACGTTTTTGGAAAACACACATCACATGAGGCTCATATGCCTTTAAGATTTTTTGTTGGAACCAATGTTGAACGTGGAGTATATGATCAATCTATCTTATCAAAATATTCTGACGATGAATGGAAGCGATTAGATTCATATATCAAGCATGATAGAGATTTAAATTTCACTTATGCTGGTTTAAGACAAGTTGTGGACAAGTATCTTGTACAAGACAGAAGTTCTTCCGCCGTCTACGAAACACCACAATATATGTACATGATGATTGCGGCAACATTGTTTGCAGATTATCCAAAGCAACAAAGATTACAAATTATCAAAAAATATTATAATGCTATTTCATTGTTTAAGATAAACATACCTACTCCTGTAATGGCTGGAGTAAGAACACCAGTAAGACAATTTGCTTCTTGTGTTCTAGTTGATAGCGATGATACATTAGATTCAATTTTTGCATCAGACATGGCGATAGGAAAATACACGGCACAAAGAGCTGGTATTGGAATTAATGCAGGACGTATTAGAGGACTTAATTCTAAAATACGTGGAGGTGAAATTGCACACACTGGCGTTGTACCATTCCTTAAAAAGTTTGAAGCAACTGTTAGAAGTTGTACACAGAATGGTGTACGTGGCGGTTGTGCTACAGTACACTTTCCAATTTGGCATCAAGAAATTGAAGATATCATTGTATTAAAAAACAACAAAGGTACAGAAGACAATAGAGTAAGAAAATTAGATTATTCAATTCAGCTCTCTAAATTATTTTATGAAAGATTTATTAAAAATGAAATAATCAGTTTGTTTTCACCACATGATGTTCCTGGTCTATTTGATGCATTTGGTACGCCAAAATTTGATAAGATGTATAAAGATTTTGAGAAAGATTCATCAATACCAAGAAAAGAAATTCCAGCTTCAGAGTTGTTTAACAACTTGTTGAAAGAAAGAGCTGAGACAGGTAGAATTTACATTATGAATATTGATCATGTAAACACTCATAGTTCATTCTTAGATAAAGTTTCTATGTCAAATTTATGTCAAGAAATTACATTACCGACTGCACCAATTCAACATATTGATGGTGACGGAGAGATTGCATTATGTATTCTTTCTGCTATCAATGTTGGTACACTAAAAGACTTAGATGAATTAGAAGAACTATGTGACCTGGCTGTTAGAGCTTTAGACGAAATTATTGATTATCAAAAGTATCCAATCAAAGCGGCAGAGATAAGCACAAAAGCAAGACGTTCGTTGGGTGTAGGATATATTGGACTAGCACACTATCTAGCTAAAAAGCAAGTTGGCTACAACGATAAAGAAGCATTAAAGTATGTTCATGAATTATCTGAAGCATTTCAATTTAATTTAATTCAAGCATCGATGAATCTTGCAAAAGAAAAAGGTAAATGTGAATACTTTGATAGAACAAAATATGCATTAGGAGAGTTACCAATAGATCATTACAAAGAAGACCTAGACGAAATATGCTCTACAAAATTAAAAATGAAGTGGGAAAAATTGAGAAAAGAAGTTGCTGAACATGGAATGAGAAATTCAACACTATCAGCACAAATGCCATCAGAAAGTTCTTCCGTTGTTAGTAACGCAACCAATGGAATTGAACCACCACGTGGATTTTTATCAGTCAAAAAAAGTAAAAAAGGACCATTGAAACAGATTGTTCCTGATTATGGAAAGTTAAAGAACTTTTACACGTTACTTTGGGATATGCCAAGCAATGATGGATATATCAAAATTGTAGCAATTATGCAGAAGTTCTTTGATCAAGCTATATCTGGTAACTGGTCTTACAATCCAACTCACTTTGAGAACAATGAAGTTCCGATGAGTGTAATCTTTAAAGACTTATTAACAACATACAAGTTGGGTTGGAAAACATCATATTACCAAAATACGTATGATTTTAAAACAGATGCTTCAGTAGAAGTGGAAGTACAGCCGATCCAGAATGCGGCACAGGACTTGGATCCCCAAAATCCAGTAGTAGAAACCCAACCTAAAAAAGTAACAAGTAGCGAGGATCTTACAGCAGAAGATTCTTCTTGCGAAGCTTGTGAAATTTAAGTATAATAATAAGTAGTAACATGAAAACAGTATTCAACAGAGAAGATATAGATTTCACCAAAGAGCCAATGTTCTTTGGAGAAGACCAAAACGTACAGAGATACGATGTATTCAAGTATCCGCAGTTTGACAAATTGAATCAAACTATGCTGGGTTACTTCTGGAGACCAGAAGAAGTTAGTCTACAAAAAGACAGAGGTGACTACGCAAAATTCCGTCCGGAACAAAAACATATCTTTACAGCAAACTTAAAATACCAAACACTATTAGATAGTGTACAAGGTAGAGGACCAAGTTTAGCTTTTTTACCTTATGTTTCAAATCCTGAATTAGAAGGTTGTATTATTACTTGGGATTTCTTTGAAACAATCCATTCAAGATCTTATACACATATTATGAAAAATGTGTACCCAGATCCAAGTGAAGTTTTTAATACTATACTTGATGACAAAGAAATTTTAAAAAGAGCAGTATCAGTTACAAAACACTATGATCTATTCAGTGAGATGGCTACAGATTTAATATACAAGAAAAAAGGTACAATGTATGATGTTAAAAAACAATTATACATGGCAATACAAAATGTTAATCTTTTAGAAGGTTTACGATTTTATGTTTCGTTTGCTTGTACATTCGCATTTGGTGAACTTAAACTTATGGAAGGTTCAGCAAAAATAATTTCATTGATTGCTAGAGACGAGTCTCAGCATCTAGCACTTACAACACACATCATTAAAAATTGGCAACAAGGTGATGACAAAGACTTTATTAAAATTCAAAAAGAATGCAAAGATGATGTTATCCAAATGTATAAAGATTGTGTTGAAGAAGAAAAAGCATGGGCAAAGCATTTGATGAAAGACGGAACACTAATTGGTCTCAACGAAAAACTACTTCACAAGTATGTTGAATTTATTGCTAACAAAAGATTGAAAGCAATAGGTTTTGATCCAATATTTGAACAACCAGTAACTCAAAATCCACTACCATGGACACAGCATTGGTTATCAAGTTCAGGATTACAAGTTGCACCTCAGGAAACTGAAGTTGAAAGTTATATCATTGGTGGAGTAAAACAAGACGTAAACGACAAAACATTTGAAGGATTTAAACTATGATCGTAAACAAATATAAAAAAGATGATATCATAACATTAAAACTTGTATCAAGTGAAGAAGTCATCACTAAAGTAGTTGAAGCTAATGAAGATTCATTTATAGTTGCAAAACCAATGATGCTAATTCACACACCAAAAGGTGTTGCTATGAGTCAGTTCTTAATGATGCAGGACATTGATGATACAATAGTATTACCAATGAGTCAAATAGTTGCAGTTACAAAAGCAAATTCAGTAGCATCATCGCAGTACTCTCAAACGATTTCAAGTATCAAAGTACCAACGCCTGAAGAGAAATCATCCATTATTACAAATTAAAAGTTATTATTAAATAACAGTACATGGATACTGTTGATAATAAATTTTTTTGTTTTTACCCTTTTCGCTCAGTAGATGTTATGGCCGATTCAACCATAACTCCTTGCTGTACGTTCGATACGGATGCAGATAGTGGCTGTGGTCCTAGGCCAAAAGTTGATGCCAATAATTCATTGAATGATATTTTTAATGATAGCCACTACATGAAAACATTTAGAAAAAAAATGTTAAACAACGAAAAAGTTGCAGGCTGTTGGAGATGTTATAAAAAAGATCAGCAGGATGTAAGATCGTTACGTACTAAATCAGCAAATTATTTAACACAAACAACTGAGGTAAGTTTAGAATATTTGGAGATTGAATCAGGAAGATTTTGTAATCTTAAATGTAGATCCTGTAGTCCATGGGTATCAAGTGGATTCCATAATGAGATTAAATCTTCATTAGATATGCAAGAGCACTGGAAACTTGAACCAGATGACACATTACTTGATCCTAGGAATCAATTAAACAAAGCAATACAACACATCAGTAAAGAACAATCAGCGGAACTAAAAAAACTTAAGGTAACTGGCGGTGAGCCAATGTTAAGTGAATATTTTTTAAATTACGTACAGAATTTAAGTGAATGGGGATTTTCAAAAAACATTCATCTTGAAGTTTTCACTAATTCTAGCTTCTTACCAAAACAAAAATTTTTAGATGCTTTGAAAACATTTAAAACAGTTGAGTTAGTTATGAGCATTGATGCTATAGGTGAAAAGTGTTCTTTTTTAAGATCAGGAACTGACTGGCAAACAATGGAGAAGGTTGTAAAATACTGGCATAGTTTTAGTCAGCAAAATAAAAACATAGAGCTAGGAGTCAGCACCACACTTTCTATATTCAATGTTTTATATCTCAAAGAATTAGTTGATTGGATACAACAAAATATCAATGTTAATTTTCCAAGTATATCATATGTGAATAGTCCAAAGTATATGAGTATATCTAGTTTAAGTATAGTGGTTAGAAGAGATATAGCAAAAGCATTAAAAGATGCTTGGGATATAGACACAATAAAAAATGCAAGAGTAAAACAAATGGTTACTGATGTTATACATTTTGTAGAAAATAATCCATACAAGCACACAGAAAAAGCCAAGATAATGGAAGTGAACAAAATGTTTGATACAGTTAGAAATGAAAACTGGAAAATTATATTTCCGGAATTATACACTTTATTCTGTAAGCATTTAATTCCATATAAATAACATTATGAAAGCAGTATGTAGATTAACTGACACGTGTACAGGACATGGTTGTTGGCCGTCAAGAGCTAATAGTACTGCCAGTCCTAGTGTTCACGTAGACAATTTGCCAGTACACAGACAAAGCGATAGTTGGGAAACCCATTGTTGTGGACCTCTATGTCATGACAGTTTTTTATCGTCAGGTTCTGGTAGTGTATATGTTGAAAATAAACAGATAGGTAGAGTCACAGATCCGATTGCTTGTGGCTCAACAGTTCAAACAGGATCAGAAACAGTTTTTGCAGGAGACTAATAAATGACAACAGGTAAAACGATAACAGGTGCATTTTTAGATAGTTTAAATTTTCCAAATACTATTACACCAGCAACGAGTCAGATTAGTGACGTACAAAAAGCTCTATTAAAGAGCGGTGCATTAAATATCGTCAGTCACACAGATCCATGGGGAAGAACTTGTTCAGCTTATGCTGGATTCAAGAACCCACATGAAGATCAATTAAGAGATATAGCAGGAAAACTTTCAGAACAACAGGCACAACTTCCTCATAATTGGGATAATGCAGATTGGAATCTAAGAGCAGTAGTTCCAGGATCAGTATTAGGTGACGGGCAAACAGCTAGAAAATTAACTGACACAGAAATAAAAGATATTAATTATGTCAATGGTGCGTTGAAAGATATCACTTACTTGAGTAATAGACAAAGTGGTATGTGCATTGATGAACTGGCCGCTGGAGTATCACCATGGTCAATAATGGGAAACACAGGAGTACACGGCAGTGATGTTGCGATACCAACTTCACCAAGCTCACCGGGTGGTATTGTTGTTCCTGGTCTGGCAAACTATTTGAGTATAGCTAGGTCCGTGAACTCATTATCAACAGTATTAGCCAATGTACCAAATGTATCTTCAGGTCCTTGTGCATTCATTGAAGATATGATGGGAGCATTGATGAAAGCAGGATCGATAATTGGTGAAATATTGAACAAGATCAAAGGAATAGTTGGTGTACTTGCAATGGCACTAGCAGTGGTTGGTTTAGCAAAACTGTTAATCGACATAATCAAAAATGACTTGAAGTATCTTGGACAATTTATGGAACTTTTAAAAATGGCCGCCCTAGCAGGATTACTTGAAGGTCTGATGTCTGACCCATGCATGGCTTACTTAATTAATTCAGCTATTGCTACAACACAAACTATTTCCAATCTCAAATCTATTCCTGTGTAACAAAAATTTAATTTTCTTGTATTTTTGTAAATTTCGTGTATAATTACTATTACAATGTTGAAGTTATCAGAATAGATTGTATGGACGTCGGGGCAGTACCGACCACCTCCACCATTAACAGATTTCATTATGGGGGTGAACTAGGATCGACAGCAATTCAAAGGGTAATGGAGTTGTCCGGATGTAAGCTCGGTTAATGCGAACACACTTATAAATGCAGATGAAAATCTAGCACTTGCGGCCTAATTCGTTAGGCTAACGGGGTCCGGGGCACCTGGCAACAGAACGCCCCACTTGTATTATGATGGAA